ACGAACTCAACGGATTGCTGCGCGGCGATTATGCGACGCGCACGGCTGGCTATGGCAATGGCATTGTCAACGGTTGGATGACGCGCAACGAGGCGCGTGAGTTTGAGAATATGAATCCGATTGATGGATTGGACGAGCCCTTGGTGCCATTGAATATGGGAACAGCAAGTGACGTATCAAGTCAATCAAATGATATTACAGGACAGCAGGTTAGCGACCCTACCTCCAACCCCTCACCGACAAACGGAGAAGGGAGTAATGCACGGAATGTAATGACGCCAATTTATGACGACATTTTCCAGCGCGTTTATCGGCGCGAGATCCATGACCTTGTTACTGCGCGCAGAAAATACAAAGAAGACAACGCATTCGCAGAATGGCGTACAAACTTTTATGAAGACGATCACCGAAGTTTTACCGCACTGCAGTTGCTGCCAGCCATTCAAGCCCACGCGGCGTTGCTTGATTTGCAATTATCCAAAGACGCCATGCAGTTACGCGCTGAAGATATTGCCATGCGATATTGTGAAGAGTGCATAAAGCAGAGTACCAGCATGGAATTGGTAAAACAAACTGTCAGTAATCTGGCAGAACGGAGAACGTTATGACATTACAAATTGAAACCCGTTTTATGGATTTGATGAACCTCGAAGCGGCGATGAACGACAGCGGGATCCCGATCATCCGCGGCGTAGCGCCGGTGTTCAACGCCATCAGCGATGTGCTGATCGATTCCAAGGTGGGTATGTTTCGCGAATTGATCGAGCCGGGCGCGCTGGATAAAGCACTGGTGACTGCCGATGTGCGCGGACGCTTCGACCATAAGGTGGTATTGGGGCGTACCAAAAACGGCACGATGTTTTTGAATAAGACCGATGCGGGCATCGCGTATGAAATTTTTATCAATCCCAGCGACCCTGAAGCAATGGCGGCTTATGAGAAAGTCCGTCGCCGTGATGTAGATGGTGCGTCGTTTATGTTTACCGTCGCCCCTGGGGGAGAGACGTGGGAGATGCAGGAAGATGGTGTGCCCCTGCGGCGCGTGAAAGAGATCGCTGAGCTGATGGACGTGGGTCCCGTTTCGTACCCCGCGTATCCACAAGCTAGCGCAAGCGCGCGTGACCAAATGCAATCGTTGCTACAGCAACAGCAAGCCCCGACCGAGCCAGAAGGCGCGGGCGGCGAGAGTCTATTGGTTGACCAGAAGGCGGCACAGGACTCTCAAACACTGGAACTGATGGCGATGGAACTTGAGATCGACTTAACTTAGTCAAGGAGAAACACAATGGAAATTCGTGATTTGAAACTACAAAAAATTACCTTGTTCAACTCGGCGAAAGCTATCAAAGACAAGGCAGACAGTGAGAAACGCTCCATGATCCAGGAAGAGCAGAACAACTGGAATTCCATCATGGATCAGTGGACCGCCCTCAAGACCGATATTGACCAACGCGAACGCCTCTCGGCGATGCAAACCGAAATCGGCGACGCAGAAACCCGCTCGACCGTGAGCGACCCACAGGACGGACAACCTGGGCAGCGCGGCGCGCTGGACTTATCCAGTATCTCTGCGCGGTATCAGCCTGCGTTGCGTCAATTGCACGAACGCGGCGACTTCCGTATGCAGCCAGAATATCGCGGCGTGATGAATCCCTTCATGCGCGAAGGCGTATTGCCGAAGATCAGCCAGCGCGACTTGCAGGTAAGTGATGGACCGCGTGGTGGTTATCTTGCACCGCCTCCGCAATTTGTGGCGGGCCTGTTGATGGCGCTCGACGCCGATCTGTTTTTCCGTCAGTCAGGATTCGCGACGGTGATCTCGCTCAACAGCGCGGAGGGCTACGAAGCCTCGCTTGATGCCGATCCCGATGATGGGCAGTGGACAACTGAGGTCAAGGAATTGACCGACGATAGCGCTATAGCATTCGGTCGCCGCGAGTTGAAGCCCAACCGCCTTGCCAAGGGTATCAAGATCAGCAATGAATTATTGCGCCTTGCTCCTGATATTGAATCACTCTCGCTTGAGCGCCTGCGCTACAAGTTCGGTGTGACGTTGGAAAAATCGTACATGACCGGCAGCGGGGCCAAGCAACCGCTGGGTGTGTATACCGCCTCGGATATGGGTATTCCCACATCGCGCGATGTCAGTACCGATAACACCACCAGCGCGATTACCTACAAAGGTCTGCGTAACGCGAAGTACTCGATGAAGAGCAAGTATTGGCGCGAATCTAAGTGGATTTTCCACCAGGATGCGGTGAAGCAGCTTGCCAACATCGAGGATACGCTGGGCTACCCTGTGTTGGCTGAAAGCGTGCGTGAAGGCGAACCCGACACTGTGCTGGGTCTGCCGTATTACATGAGCGAGTTCAATCCGAACACGTTCACCACCGGACAGTATGTCGGTATTCTCGGCGCGTTCCGTTTCTATCATATCGCCGATGCTCTGACGATGACCATTCAACGCCTGGTCGAGTTGTATTCCCGCACCAATCAAACCGGCTTCCATGCCAATTTATACACGGATGGTATGCCTGTGTTGGCTGAAGCGTTCGCGCGTGTGAAACTCGGATAAATTATGCTGTTGATCTCTGAGCGGAGAGATTCTTCGCTCCGCTCAGAATGACATGGTAAGGAGATAAAGAACATGGAACTACATAATAACGTAAAGCTTTCTCGTGGAATTTCGCCCACTGCGGCTGGGACAGACAATACCGCGTATGTGTCGCAGATTTTGGATACTGCTAATTTTCAAAACAATGAATTAGGTATCTTGATCGGAACGAACACAGATGCGGATGCGACCTTCACTGTTCTGATCGAAGAGGGCGCTGCCGCTAACCTGAGTGATGCCAGCGCAGTTGCAGATGCCGACTTGCTGGGCACAGAAGCCGAGGCAAGTTTTGATTACAGCGATGACAACGAAACACGCAAGATCGGCTATATCGGTGCGAAACGCTACATCCGCGCGACGATCACGCCTGCCAATAATGCCGCAGGCAATATCTATCTCTCGGCTTGTTGGCTGCAGACTGGCGCGCGCAAAGCTCCGGTAGTGTAGGTGCAGCATGAGAGTCAGAATGCTTACCTTGCAGGCTGGACCTGATGGCGTGCGGAACCCAGGCAGCGTGCATGACATGCCACCCACTGAAGCCGAGGAATTGATCGCAGGCGGCTATGCGGTGAAGGTCGAGAATGAGAAAGCCGTAGAAGCCGAGCCAATAGTTGAAACGGCTGATCGTGAGCCGAAAAGCGGCGCAAGCAAAGCCGTAAAAACCAAGTAGCGGATTAGCGGACGATTTACTGTTGCACTCTACGTCCGCTTTCCTTCGGGCAGGGATTGCCTTTCCCAGTCCCTGCCCGATATTGAGCACTGAACCACGCTAAAGGATTGCTTATGACCACGTTGCGATTGATTACTGCGCCTGCCCTCGAACCCGTTTCTCTGGAAACAGCGAAGGCGTTTTTGCGCGTGGATGGCACAGCCGACGACGCCTTGATTGCGGTGTTGATTGCGGGCGCATGTGAGGTATGTGAAGAAATTGCACGGCGCGCGTTCATTACCCAGACCTGGGAGATGATCCTGAATGATTTCCCGCGCGATCTGAGACTGATCGTATACCGTCCACGCCTGCAAAGTGTGACATCGGTCAAGTACATCGATGCGAATGATGTAGAGTACGCCTTCACTGATTATGTAGTGGATGCGCGCAGTGACCCGGGTGTGATCGTTTTCAATTCTTTACCCAACGCCAGCCTCAAAGAATCTGGCGCAGTAGTGGTGCGCTATGTGGCGGGCTATGGCAATGCTGCCAGTGACGTGCCTCAGCGCATCAAAGACGCCATTCTTGGGCTGGTTACTTATCGCTATGAAAACCGTGAGGCGGCGGGTATTCCCGCGTACGTGATCGAGGCAATGATGAATGAGCGCACGATATGGCTGACCTAAATATCTCCATCGCAGACTTGCGCACGCGGATCACATTCCAGTCGCCAACCATCTCCAAAGATGCGGGCGGTGCTCAGAGTGTCGTATATGCCAACGTAGCCACTACCCCGACTGTTTGGGGTAAATGGGTCAACGATCACGGGCAGGAGCAGGTTTCGAGTGATGCAGATAAATCCATTCAGCGTGCTACTGTTACGGTCCGCCATCGCGCCGATATTTTAGAGACCTGGCAGGTGCTGATGAACAGCGAACCGTGGAAGATCATCTCTAAAGACCCTGTCCAGGGGCGCAACCGTTGGGTTGTGATGCGCGTTGAGCGCGTAAAAGGCACGGTGTAGCGATGGCGACACGCGGAAGTTTTGAAATCAAAGGATTGGATGCGTATCTCGAAGACCTAGTCAATGCTGGGATAGATGTTGATCAGGTTGTCGCGGATGTATTGACCGAAGCCGCGCCCATCGCAGAGTCTACACTCAATGAAAATCTTGAGCGCGTTGCTGAAACATGGACTGGCGGCACGGCTGCGACAATTGCGACCAGTGCAGTCCAGCACGATGGCAACTATCACTATATTGAGTTGAGTGTTGGTGGTGCCGGTACAACTGGCGAGGGAGCGAGGGCGTTGGAGTACGGCAATACGAGACAGTCCGCCAAACCGTTTTTACGTCCTGCATTTGCCAAACTTCGCCACAATAAACTTAAGGCGATGATGAAAGAAATAATGCAGAAATTTGGACTACCAACATGAGCATAATCTTTGAGCGTGTCGAATCTGCGTTAGCTACCATTATCCCAACTGTGCCATTTGCGCTGGCTCCCTACAAGGGCACGCTGCCCGATTTGTATATTGTGCATCAGCTGTTGCCATCTTCTGCCCAGCAACATGCAGACGGAGCCGAAACAGAGCGGTCTTACCTGGTGCAGGTATCCGTTTGGAAAAAGGGCGGGCTTGCTGCCCTGCCCGATGTAGATAGCGCCATGATTGCAGCAGGTTTTCAAAAATCCGACGAACGTCAGTTGCCGCAAGACATCGAAACCGGTCACTACGGCTTGGCAATCGACTATCTATATTTATAAGGAGTAACACTATGCCTGACTATAAAAGCGTTGTGAATGTTGACAATGTTTGGTATGCGCTCATCACACAAGATGACGCCGCCAACTACGTGACCGGCACGCCCAAGCGCCTTGCTCCCGCAATGGAACTCAAAGGCACGCCGTCCACATCCAGCGAAACACAGTACGCAGATGGCGGAGTCAATGACATCGCCGGTGCAGAAGGTCCTACCGAGTTTGAATTGACCGCGCCAAGTTTGCTCGATGACACCGTCGCCGAGTTGTTGGGGATGGTATCAGACACAGCAACAGGCCGCATCTTCGACGATGCAGACCCATCCCGTGCGCCATATTTCGCGCTCGGATATCGTTTCAAAAAGTCAAACGGCAAATACCGCTATCGCTGGTATTTGAAATGCCGCGCTGAAAAACCCGGCGAAGAGGGCGCTTCGGAGAGTGACAAAGTCAATCTCAAAACCGCAGTGCTCAAGGTCAAGGCTGTCAAAACATTGCATCAATGGGATCTGTTGGGCGATGGCTTGCGCGTCAAGGAAGTCAAACGCGTGCAAGGTGATGAGGATTTAGCCAACTTCGACGGCTCGACCTGGTTCGCAGCTGTACAACAGCCTGTAGCGGGTACGCCTGCTGCGTTCAGCCTTTCTGCTGTGCCTGCGGATGCCGCCACTGGCGTGCTGGTCTCTACTAATGTCGTGCTCACATTTAGCAATGCCCTTGCTGGCGGGTGTGAGGCAGGCATTACCCTGGTCAATGCCGATACATTCGCGCCGGTCGCTGTGTCTCGTACCATCAACAGCACGCGCAAGATCGTCACGCTCAACCCGTCAGCCAACTTGGGTGCATCCACAGATTACATCGTGATCGTGCATGACATGGTTGATATCCACGGACAGGCTCTAACCGATACCGTAATCAACTTCACCACAGCGTAGCAAATAAGGTGTCAGCCACCGAACACGTGGCTGACACCTGAAAAGGAAGGATTACATGAGTTCACTTAATGCTAATGCGCCGCTGAGTCTCACGCTTTACGGCATAGACAACGAAATAAAACGCCAGGTCACGCGCTCGATCGTGCCCTGGGGCGTGCTGGAGCGAGCTATTGATCTCCACGAGTCGCTCTCTGAACTGCAACTAGATGACCAGGGTCAGCCGGTAGTTACCGACGTGCAGTTGTTCAAAAGTCAAATTGCGGATCTCACTGATTTTGTAGTTTTTATTTTTGACGATGCGATCACGCCAGAAGAGATCAAACGCGGCGCCAGCATCAAGGATATGTTTGCGCTGTACCAACAAATCTTCGCAATGGTAGGTCAGATCAAAAACCCTACGCCAGCCCTGACACCAGCGCAGAACCTGCTGAAGGTGAGGCAGGGCAAAAAGTAAACTGGGCGCGCAGCATCAAGTATCTTTTGGTGGATACTATTAAGGGCAAACTTGGGTCTATGCGCGAGATCGAAATGACTGACATGCGGAGCATCCTGTATTTTATGGTTGAATTCCCGCAGTGGAAAAAGACTGACGGTATACAGAGCAACGAGAGACACGTGTACGGCGATGAGGTTGATTTTGCATAATGGGCGAAGCTGCTGAAAAACTATCCGGGAAACTGGGCATTGATACAACCGATTTCAAAACGGGATTATCCGCCGCGAACCGGGAGTTAAAGGTTTTAGAAAGTGGATTCAAGGCTTCCGCCGCTACGCTTGGTGATTGGACCCAAAGCGCAACGGGTCTCGAAACGCGCATTAAGTCACTGACCAGCCAGGTCGATATTCAAAAACTAAAAGTAGCTGCACTCAAGGAAGAGCACGCGCGGTTGGTCGAAGCGAACGGAGCAAACAGTAGAGCCGCGCAAGATGCCGAGATCAAACTTAATCAACAAACCGAATCGCTTGGCAAAATGGAGAATGAACTCCAAAATACCGAGCAGGCTTTGACTGATTTTGGCAGCGCTGAGGATGACACTGGCGAAAACGCCGATCAGGCGAGCAGTAAGGTCGGTGGATTCTCTTCCGTGCTATCTGGGATCGGCTCGGTAATCAAGACTTCAATCGTCGTTGTCTCTGCACTAGCAGTTGCAGTGGGCGCCGTGGGGGGAGCAATTACAGGGCTGGTGCTCGATACAGCCAGTGCATCGGCTGAGCTGGTAGACCTCTCTGCAAAGACAGGCATTAGCACAACCCGCCTGCAAGAGCTTGCCTATGTGGGCGAGCAGTTAGGAACGTCACAAGAAACCATCACGGGCAGCCTGGCGCGTCTCACGCGCTCGATGTCCTCTGCACAGACGCAAACTAACGATTATAGATCAGCACAGGCTGAGGCAACAGCGCAGGGTGAGGAATTCGACGGACAACTCGGCGACAATGCTGCAGCGTTCGATAAACTTGGTGTTAGCGTAACAGACGCCAATGGCAACCTGCGCGACAGTGAGTCTGTCTTTGCAGACGCCATCACCGCATTGGGCGGTATCAACAACGAGGCAGAGCGCGACGCCCTGTCTATGGACATTTTCGGCAAATCGGCAATGGAGCTTAACCCGCTGATCAAGGCGGGCTCTGATGAACTGGACGCGCTCAGCAAAAAAGCGCATGAGGCTGGCGCGGTCATGTCTGAGGAAGACGTGGCGG